TGTAAATTGCGTCACCTACTGTTATTAGTTTACCATCGGATGTACCATCATTAGAATTAGTTGATACTATGCATGGATAGGAGAGGATAGTACCTGAGGAGTTTTGCCATTTCAGTGTGTAGTTGCAGAGTTGCATTTTACCTGATGTATATACTTGATTTCCAGTATCTTTAGAGATGACAAACCAATTTAAATCATTCCAAAAGATATAATCACCAATATTAAAATCTTCATCCGGTCTAGCTTTAATAGTCTTTTTATTCTCATCTATTGTTCTTACTATGAGTAAATCTTGTTTATTTTCATTAACTTTTACAGTATAAAAATCTATAGTATCATTAAACCTATTATTTACTTGTGATTTAATATCATAAAGCATAGTATCTTTTTTACTAGAAGTACCATATGTATTATTAATTTTTAAAAAGTAATTAATATCAAACGCCATATAAGTACCCCCTAGTATTCATACTTACTATGGTCAATAGTCTTAGGTATACCAGTAATTCTATCAACAGATTTATAGTGATCTATTTTAACTATATTATCTAATTTAATTTTTTCTACCATATCCGAGAATGTCTTGCGTTCTGATGCCGGAGAAAATTGATTTAAATCAGAAGGAGTCATAGCTATCTTAAAAGCCTTTAACAAAACTAAATCACGTTCAAAATATACTTCATACATTAATCCAACAAATAAACCTAATTCTTTCTTAGTGAAATCAAAATTAAATTTATCCAAATCCTCATCATAATCAAAAAAATCTACATCAGGCGTGCATTCATTTGTCAACTTTTCGACCGCTTCAACAATATATCCATTTGCTTGTGTTTGTGCTAATTGAATTACCTCTGAAGTAGAAACATTATAGTATGTAAAAAAATCTTTGTCTTTTTCTATTCTTTTATAAAATTTATTTCTTAACTGATCAAATGTAGTTGACACGATTCACCTTCTTACTTGGTAGATGGCCTTCCGACTTTTTTAGATTCCAGCTCTTTCTTTTCTTCTGGTTTAACATTTGCTTTCTGTATTTCCATCATTTGTTCCATCATTTTTTGCATCTGTTCAATTTTGTCTTCAAGAGATTTGTTCTGTTCTTTTAATGCTTCAACATCTTCAGTAGATGCTTTTTTAGATTCACCATCTTTATCTCTTAAAGTAATCTGAGTCTTTGAAATATTCTTCCTAAATTCAGTGTGTCTTAATTGAACTAAATTTATAACTCTATTAGAAATATCGTAATCCCCAGAATTTATTAGATTAGTTAGAATACACCTTACCCGTTCAAATGTGATTTCATCTCTCACATCAAGGATTCTCTGCAATCCATCTTTACTAGGATTCAATAAATATTCCTTAATATTTTCATTAGTTAAGATTCTATCCCAATCAGAAATATTTAAAGCTTCATAAATTTCCTTTTCCTGTTCTGAACTAAAACGAATAAAACCATTTTTAATAGCATTACTCTGAGCATTTACGTATTCAATTTCTTCAAATGTAAGATAGTCCATTGTTGGAGAATTGTCCCGACAAGGCTCAAGAGCATGTGTCTTAATATTAGTAACAATGCTTACATGAAACGCATTATAGTTATAGACAGGAATAAGTTTATTTGTTTTAATATCACTCATTAAATATAATTCCACCTTCTTGTTTAAATTTAAGGGGTAATGCAAAGCAAAACCCCTCATTATGTATCATATTATTTATAATTACGCTGTAAACGTAATTTTACCTACCTTCTCAGGATTGGTTACTTTAATACCATACTCATAACCAGTAAATTTTAAAGAAACAACTTCTTTATTGTTATCCATAGTTTCATATACTCTTAAAGCTCCTCTATCAGCAATTTCACCAATCTTACCAGCTACACCAAAAATTCTCTTATCTGGGACAAGTAATTCACCATCAGCAGCTTTCTTAGCAGCAGAGAAACCAGCTATTAATAAACCACCATATTCTTTTACTAAACCATATCTATTATATGCATCTTTCATAGAATCACTCATATAAGAAGAGTATCCAGCCATATTTGCAATGGCTTGTGCATACTTATTCAAACCAAAAGAAAATGGTGCATCGCCAGTATCAACCTGATCAATAACATATAATGCAAGTTTATCAAGAGTTGTTTTATCAAGAGTAGAACCAGTAATACCAAATACCTGCTCAGAACCAACAATTGCAGCATCAAGAGCAGCAAATACATCCTTAATTTTCTTATTATCAAGAGCTTCTTTTGCAAATACAGCTAATGTAGCCATATTCTTGAAACCACCTCTACGAAGCTGTGCATAGGATATTTCTGTCTCTACCTGTGCATGTTTCCAAGTGGGGGTAAGTACAGAACCATCAATATAACTCTTATCCACATTTCCGCCTTTAGCAGCATCATATGCAATAAGTGTATTCTTAGGAGTTTTATTGATAATATAATCATCAAACTCACCTACAGAGCCACGATTAAACATAGTATCAAGCAATGCATCTGGCTTGTCATAAACGGGATCAGTAATAGTCTTAATAATAAATTCTGCTACCTCATTATCAGAATCCTTACCTTTTGTTCCTATTTCTTTTGCCCAAGCATCAACAACTTCGGAAATCTCTTTTTCTTCCGATGTAAGATTGCAATTACCAACAACCTTCTCAGCCCAGTCATACATCTGACCTTCTTTATTCATAATTTCAGCAATTTCTAATTTAACGGACATTTATAATTCCTCCTTGTTTAATATTATTTTCAATTAGGCTATTGTCGCCCAGTCAGTAACCTCAAATACAATGCCGGAATGTGTGCCAGCATCTTTATATGTAATACTTGTAACCTTTAAGTTGGATTTGGCACTTGTCGCTCCCTTTTCAAACTTACCATCTGTACCTACTACAAGATAATCACCAACTGCGACAGTATCAGCCTGATCAGTAAAATATCTTTCACCAATAATAGGTTTAACTAGTACAACAGGTTCATCTTCAGCAATCTTTTCAAAAGTATCATGATAATCGGATAATTCTCCATACAGCGTATATACACCAGTAGGAATCATTTCTTTTGTAACCAAAAATACATCCAGAGCGGTAGCAGAGGTGGGGAAAGCAGTCTCTTTATTTGCACCCTTAATAGCACCCATACCTTTAACCATTGCAGCACCAGCTATATATGTAGCATCTGCGTTCTTATCATTAATTGACTGTAAAACTCTAAGCATTATAATTTCCTCCTTTATTTTCCTAAGAATTTTTTCATAACAGATACTTTATCAACTGTTACATCATCATCCACTAAACTAGCCGAAGCTACATTTGTGTCTTTCTTTGTTTCTTTTGTTTCAGATATTTCAACTTCTTCCTTTTCTATAGAAGCCATATATCTTGTTGCAACTAATTCTTTTAACGCCTTTTCATCCAGCGCGTCAACGAAACCTTTAATCTCTTGTGAAGACTCAAATTCTTCTTTAGTAATAAGACCAGACTTTTCATATTTTGAAATTAAATTTTGCTTCTTTTCAGAAGTTTCTTTTTCAATGCGTTTCTGTTCAACTTGTTCAAACTTTTCCTTAAAGGGAGTGAGTTCACTTATTTGAATTTTTAAAACTTGAATTTCTTCGCTTGCTTTTACAATAGCATCATTTTTTGATTCAATCTGAGAATTAATTTCTGAAACACTAACTGTAAGTTTTACATTCTGTGGCTCAGAAAGAACGATTTCTTCGTTTTCAACTTCATATGTAAATAAAACATAATCAAGTTCACTTTCTCTATTCCAATCCTCAAACCATACTGTTTTTTCTAATGGAAAATGGAAAGCAATCCACCCATATGTATCAAGTTTCTTCTCACATGCATCCATTAGCTTCATTCTTAAATCTCTATCAGTCAAAGCTGAAGTTTCAAAATTTTCTGCATTTTCTTCTACAGATTTGGTTGGTGCTTCAGTTCCTTCTGAACTAGCTTCAGAATTTTCGGTTGTTTTTACAGCGCTATCTAAATTTTCATCTGTATTAATAGCTTCTTCCGAAACTTCTGTTTCTTTATTTTTCTTCAAATCTACGTCCTCCTTTTCTGTAGCATTTATATTAAGCCCATCTAAAATATCATGGGATAAGGCTTCTGCAATTAATAACTGACTTTCTTTTGATGATAATGAAACTGCCTTTGCATCTTTTCCATATGCTGGGCTAGAAAATTCATACCCTAAAAGACAATTTGATAGAAAGACATAGTCAGTAATCTTTTTTATACCATCTTTAAATTCATAAGCAGATGTTGCAATTTCCCAAGAACTAAACAATTTATTTTCTGCAAATAATCTTCTGATTGCAGCAACTATATTTTTATTTCTTTTCCATATTCTATATTTTGCAAATAAACACGGCAGAGTTCTTTGGGTTCCGTCAACGTCAACATTATCATCTTGAATATAAACTTCTGTATGAGTACCAATACTATCAGTAGCAAATGCAACCTCACCATCTTCATCTATGTACATTTCGTGACCACCTAAAGTGGGTTCGCCTTTGCTATTAACTCTATAACGAGCTACTACAGGCATATTTATAAGTGTCTCCGCCTTTTCTTCAGCACCTTCTGATGGCAACATTGCATTATTAAGATTAGGTTCATCATAAAAACAAACTCTATTTGTCAATTCTAAATATGCTTCATTTTCTGCTATATCTATTGTTTGACTAGACAGGCAAACTATATCTTTATTCAATTGTTTCACCACCTTTCAAAGTTCCTATCTCAATACCATTGTCAGACAAAACCTTACGCAGTTTTTCCTGATTTTGCGTAACAAAAAAGACGGCCAATTTTCCGTCTTGCTCTAATAATCTTATTTTCTTTTTACAACAAGGACATATAATATATTCTTCCATAAGCCCTACCTGTTATTATTGTATTCTTGATCATAATTTGTCTTATTTGTTTCAGTATCAGAATTTGGCCTACCACTGTTATTATTTGAACCATTAGAATTGTACGATGTTGCTCTAGGAGTAAATATTTTATCATACCCTTTTTCTCTTTCTGTTTTACGCTTTGACAATTCGTCATTAATGTCCAATCCGATAGTATTATATACAGTTTCAAGGCTTGCATTAAGAGTGGTGTATAAAAATGTTGCCAGTTCTAGTTTCATTTTAGCTTCAAGCTGCTCTGAATCAATTATTGTAACTTTGGGACAATATTCAACTGGATATCCATTGTCTTTCAATACTTGTTTATACCATCTTTGTAATATATCCTCTTGCTGTTCTGAAATTTTATTGATTGTTCTTAATAATTGAGCAATAGATATGCTGGCTGTACTTACAGATTGAGAAGAAGAATCCATTAGAAATCCAATACCTAAAGTATTTAATACTTTTGATCTATAACTGTTAACAGTACTTACATCTGTTAATTCAGTTTTACTCTCTACATATTTTATATCCTCAACATGCGCAGGAGCAGTAACAACAACCGTTGGTTGTTTCCATGCAAGCATAAAGTTATCATGAGCATATGCCATTTCTTCAAAACCTTTTTTATTATAATCTGTTCCCAAAACTTCTTTTCTTAACTTTTGAAATATAATTTTCTTGGCTTTAGCTTTGCTGTTTACTCTATCTGAATTTTCAAAAGTCTCAAGCATAATTGTAGGTTTTAAAGCCCTAAAGATAGGAGATAAGCCATACTTCCTATTAATATTACCTATTCGCATAACACCAATATATTTAGGATTAAGCTTTGCATATTTTTCTTTGTCAACAAATGCTTGATATACCTCTTCCGGATAATTTGCTTTTACTTCTTCATCCATTGTATCAAAAAATAGTGCCTTATTTTTACGATTTTTTTTATATACTCTTGTTAGACGATTTCTAAGTTCTTGAACATCTAGCAGTATATTTGGTATACCGCCAATGTTATAATCTGAAACTTCAACTATACCAAGTGGATAGTAGTCAACAAAATATGAACCATCGTCCCTATGTCTAAGATATTCAATATATGTACCTTCTGCATATGTAGTCGGTATTGAAGTCCTAATTAAATTCTTTATATTAATCTGGTCATTAAAATTATCAATAAATATTTTTGTTTCATCTAATGTTTTTAATTTATTTCTTCCTTCAACAACATTAGTATAAGATAATTTTATTTCAGTATTTACATTAGTTTCAATACATTCAACCGTTTTACCAATAATATCATCTTTATTAATATATTTTCTTATAATAGCATTAATCTTTAATATTTTGTCTAAATCAGATTGAGGCATATCTGCCAGCTCTTCTAGCTTTTCAGGTGTGACAATTATATCAGATACAAAACCATCTTTTAGATATGTAGAGTATATTTGATTTGTTGCATCATACTTAGTAAATGCCTGAGACAATATTTTTTCTATATCACTTTCTGGTGATGTAACTAATGTTGTGTTTTCATCTAACTTAGAAATTACTACGACATCAAAATCTTTTTTATTTTCTTCTGACATATATAACCTCCTCTCTAAAATGATATTGAGCTTGCACAACGTGGAGCATTTGAAAAATCTGCTTCAACTGGCTTGTTGATAATGCTGCCTCTTCTTAGCTGAGCTAAATACCAACATAATAAACCAAAAGTAAATGCTCTATCATCATGCATAGTATTCCTTTTATCTGGAGGAAAATCATATTTCACATTTCCAGCACTTGTATACTTACACATTGTAATAATTTCAGTTTTCATTAAATCAATTTGTGCTAAAGATGCTTGCTCATCATGAGATAAGTCATATTTGATTTCGTTTCCTTCATCATCAATATTAATTAAATAATCTTTACCATCAAAATCAGCAGGAAATGTAACTACTCCAAGTTTAACCATTTTTTCTGTGGCTTCAAATATTTCATTTCTGTGTGCCCTTGGATCTACTAACTTCATAATATCAATAGCATCTGGAAAAGTACTTACAGCGGTTTCATTTGCTTTATGTGTTTTATCAATTATACCTTTATGCTCTTGTCCATCTTTTCCAAACCAATTGTCTAGCATATAGTCTGAAACTCCACCAACCATTTGACCACCCGCACCAGAATCACAAATTACCGCTTTAATATTTTCATAATCTAATTTTCCTCTTTCATTTCCGTTATAATCAATTAATAAATCTTGAAATTTCTTAACCTGATCCGGTAATCTCATAGGTGTTTTCTTTTTGGTAGATATATCAACTAAGCTAACGACATTATGTAAGTCCATGCACCAACCTTTTTCATTGTCTTCTCTAAATTCAGCCATTCCTATAATACTATTGTCATTTAATCTGGCACTATCCCAAGCAAATCCAAATAATCTATTTCCCGTATCATTAACAAGCAATGGTGGTCTACGTTTTGTGTATTGCATAATATCACGCCTTGTCAATATTTGTCCCTCATGAGAGTCAGCGCTAAATTTATTATATAATTCCCTAAGTGCCTTTTCTCTATTGTCACCCATAGCTTTATCAACTTTATCTTGTGATATTAAAGGCGGATATTCTTCGCCATTGAATTTGGCTTTCATAACTAAATCAATAGTATAATTACAAGCAAAATATTTTTGATCACCCATAATCATACGTTCAGAAAAATATTTAAATTTCTTATAAAATTCAGAAGAAGTGTCACTAGCAGAAGATGCATATAAAAGTTGTCTGGGCATACCTTTTGGCTCTAATGTAATATCAACATTACCGCCAAGTTTAAAGTTCTCGTCTTGGTTTACAAAGTTTTCAGCTTGTACAAATAATTCGTCAGAAAACCAACCAGCTTCATCAAAGCAAACCAAATTTGCTCTCTTACCCTTAATATTTGTTACATCTGAATTCAATGTGTTGATTTCAGAACCATTAAATAAAGTACATGTAAACGAAGCAGGATTGTGAACAAATCCGTCAGATGTAGCGCCACTCTTTTTTAACTCATTAAAAAATACATCTGTACTACCAGTAAAAGATTCGATTTCTTTCTTTGTTATTTTTTCAACTTTTTTATATGTTTCCTTTGCTTGATCACCCGTATTTCCCAAGAAATATGTAACATGAAATGGAAACAGGGCACTTCTAAGCATAGTGTAAATAGCAAGTTCAGTTGTCTTTCCAGCATTTCTTGATTTTAGCCAGAGAACAAAATCTTTTGTCCATGAGTTATAAATGGCATATTTCTGCATGTCTAAAAGCTCAATTCCCATGAACCTACTTGAAAATTCTATAGGGTATGAACGCCCCCATTGTATTACTTTACAATACTTGTCATATGTTTCTAGTTTTCTTTGTGATATTTCTTTTTTTGATGGTCTATTGATAATAGTAGTAGACATTAATTATCACCATCCAGTTCCGCTTTCAAAGCCTTGTTTTCAATTTTTAGTATTCTAATTACTTCCTCTAATTTTGTGATTTTCGTCTGATAGTCGTCTAACATTTCTGCTTGTGTTGCTACCATTCTTGCATATTCATCTGAAGTAAAACTTAATTCATCAAACAAAGCTTTGGCATTATCTTTAGCAATTTCTTGAAATGAATTCGATAATTTTACATCAACAATATTAACTTTGATTTCTTCAAATCCATTTTCCGCCATTTCCTTCATGATATTGGTGAGAGTATTACTTCCTTTACTTCCTTTACCACTACCTTTTGCTGATATGCCATTATCATTAGCACTTGAGTTGATTGTTCTTGACAACTTGTCTTTAATCTCGGTAAGAGATTTTATTAAACTATTATCTGGTATCTTTTGCCTAAACTCACTATTAATCAGCTTATCTACATTCTCTACCTGTAAAGTTGTTTTGACTAACGAAATAACACTCTGCATTTTATGAGGGTCTTCAATTACATCATCTGTCAAATAATCTGCCAAAGTATTAAATAAGAACTTTCTGTTGGCATCTGTATAATTTTCATCATCAAAACAATCATAACCAACTGTTTGAAGTACATAAGCTTTATTTTTTCTATCTGAAGAATTCCATTTTGCCTCTTCCTCTGATTTTCCAGTGTCATATTCATCTTGTTCAGCTTTATCTTTTAAGGTATTTACTAAATATGTAGTGAAATTTTTTGCTTTATATTGTGTGCCATTAAGCAACTTACTATAGTTCCCATATGAAAAATTAGCATTAACTTTGACTTTTTCATACAAGTCTTCTGCAAAATAAACGTCAAGATAATGACAAAGGATAATGAGTGCCATCTTTTCATCTTTATATTTTGATTTCATATCGTCAAAGAGTTCATTCGCACAATCACAGCAAATATTTGTATATAACTCATTTGAAGTGAATAGTGGACTAGTTTTTGACATAAAGAAAAATCCTTTTGGATCATCTTTTGTTTTTCCACATCTAGTACACTTATACGATGGAGCATTATCGCTAGTAGGTTTAACAATACGCTTACTATTTGGAGATTTTGGTTTTGTAATAGCCATAGCAGTCAGCTCCTCTCATTATTTTTTGTATAGAAAAAGCAACTGATTTTCACAGTTGCTATGTTTAAATCTTATTAATAAATCTCTTTAAATCTCTTTTTAGAGCATACCAAAAACCTTTATTTATTTCTGATATAATAAAAGTGCAATTATCAATATGACATAATGCTACTAATTCATCTCTGCCTTTTCTTGCATCTTCTAATTCTTTTTCTGTCATAGCAGATGTATAGAAATTATCTTCTACATGTTCTGTAAAATAAATTAAACTGTCTTTGTGTTCTTTTAGACATTTCTTATATTTATAATAATTCTTTACCCATGATTTTGAATACTTATTAATATAACAATTCCAATAAATATCTTTTGGTGATATCCCACATGGCACAATTAAAGAAGTTGCTCCACTAAAATAAGTGTCATAAGAATATTCTTGATTTTTGTCTAATTGACTTTTCCATAAATTCATATACTCATCTGCTTTATTATCAAATTCTTCCCATAATTCATCAGAATTTTTTACTGATACAGGTACTCCTACATTAAATATATTTGCATGACAATCTGTTTTATCATTATAAATAGTTTTTGTTACAACTTCATAGTTACGTAACCTATACAGCAAAATTATTCCTTCTTTCATATTTAATTAACAGTGGAAGAGTAGTAATCCCACTAAAAAAGCAGATAAGCTTTGACCCCTATCTACTTTGATACAACTATGTATTATATTATTATTATAATTTTTAGGCTGTCTGCCTTACTTTATTCTCTTTAAAGGTAACATTGTGCATTTTATTAAGCATATTCATTCTATTGGTATACCCCATATTCATGCGAAGTAACACTTGATTTTGTCTTTCAAGAAATAACAACTCTTCATTATAGTCTTTCTTTAAATAATCTCTAATAAGTTCATTCGTAGGGCAATTATATTTGAGTTTCAGCTCTTGGCTCGTTAATCCTGTTACGATTTTATTTATTCCATCAGCTTCTACGGAATAGACAGATTTACTCGCCTTTTTATGCCAAACACGTAGCATCCACTGTTCAACCTCAAAACTCATATTTTTGTATTCTTCTTTTTCTGGGTCACGAATTTCTAACCATTGTTTATTTTCTTTAATTTTTCGTTCAATTAAAATAAAGTATTTTCTTGCAAGGCTAGAATTTTCTTTTAATTCACTATTAGCATTACTAGCAATACCAGCAATCATAGCTATTTCTTTTGCACAATTCATTGTTATCATATACAATTTAGTTATATTATAATAATTCAATTTTTGCATTGAATAATCACAGTAATCTTTAAACGCAAGTGCCTTATTTTCAGCACTTACAAAGCATATTTCAAATTCTTCTCCTTGTATAAAATTACACAATAAATTATTTTTAATCCATCTTGAAAAGACGTCTTTTACTCCCAGTTGAGTATGTAATTCTTTAATGTTAACACAGTATTTAACCGTATCATTTCCATCAATTATTACTGGTAGTTTCTTTTGATATTCCATTACTAATTTAACTTCTTCTTCGTTACAACCTAAACGTTCTAATTCTTTTTTACTAAATTTTTGATTCATGTATTTCCCCTTACGATTTATTTACAAGCTTTTCACCTTGCATATTCCTCGCTGTAGAATATTCTTTTCACACATATTCAAAATTCGCTGTAGCACACCTTCTCACAAGTGCTAATTATCTCTGTAATAGGGGAATAGTGGAATCTTCTCATCATCCACAAGTTTTCTCTGTTTATATACGTTTTGGTAACCCGGACACGCTCCGATCAATATTCAGTTGTAAGGATGCAAATTTAAGCA